CTTATCAGGAGTAAATCCGTTTAACGGGTTAACATGTATAAATCGTATATTTGTGTAAACTTCTGATATATGCACTATCTGATCTACCCAGTTTCCATAGAAGGTAGGGGCATCTGTGGCTTTTTTGTAATTTTCTGTGCCTGCATATATGTTGTTTATAACCCCTGTATCAGTTTCAAGATCCATTCCGATAAGAAAGATGTAAGCATGGCCTCGTGTTGCTGCCACGGCGGCGGCGTTTGGGCCACTACTATATCCTTGCCAGCGTTTATCCAGTGGGAGACTCAGATTATTTGTATACTGAGGTCTAGTATAATGCTCAGAATAACCACTGCTGGATCGATGCTGTTGTATTTCAGCTGTCATGCCCTGATCAACGCTAACTAAAATATCCACATGTGGATCTGTATACATTCTATTACAAGCATACACTGTGCCCAGGGGCTGTAAATCCTGAGTTTTTACTTGTAGTCGTGTTCGGCCATTACCCAATACAAACCCAAATTCAATCATAGTTTATAATAACACTCCGCTTTTTTTCAGTCAACAAAAAGGGGAAGCATTTCTGCTTCCCCGATCTGTTTTTGAGCAACTGCTCGAGTTAAATTAGCTTATGCAAAGCTAATATTTGACATGGCGATCTCGCCCACGTAGTCACCAGCATTACCTAGTGAACTTGCAGTGTTACTCAACTCTACGTAGCCGTAGCGAGTCATAAAGCTAACAACTGGCTCAAATGTACTTGGATCAAGTACTGTACCTGAGCTCATAAGTGGAACATATGGGCAATAGAATGCTGCGGCATCTGTTTCACTTGAACCCTTGTATCCAACTAGAACAGCAGTTGAATCTGCTGCATAGCTATCTACATAGATACGCATTGCACCGTTAAGTGTACCAACGAACTTGGTGTTTGTTGGTGCTTCAAAAGTACCTTCAGTTGTACGAGCAAAAGCACTTGTGCTTGCACTCTGTAGAACTGTTAGTGCTTCTGGGCTAACGACTGCAAAGTTACCTGCGCCACGACGTGTACGCTGAGCAATTTTGTTTGCAACGCGGTTGACTAGAACTGCAAGAGCTGCATGCTCGTCACCAACATATGTTGCTGTACCACTAACTGCGGCCTGGTTAAAAGTCTCTTCTGTTGCTGCTAGTGAGCGAAGTGAACCTAGAACCTCTTGGTCGATTTCAGCGGTAATTTCTTGTGCTAGGGCAGCCATAATTTCTGCCTCAACATCGATACCGTGCATGGACTGTGCGTCCTGTGCGGCTTCAAATGTCCAGCGAGCCTGCAACTTACGTGTCTTGGCTTCTACTGGTTGCTTCAAGATTTGGATTGAGATCTGGTTACCACCGTCACCTTCCATACTAGCAGTAGCACCTGCACGACCTGTTGTGCTTGTTGCACTGGTTGTGCCGGAATATGCTGTTGCAATCTTGAATGGACTTAGTGCTTCATCACCAGCTACTGTATCTGTATCGAATGGTGAGCTAGCTGTTGAAGTAACAGTCTCAGCATAACGAACACGTAGAGTGTGAATCTGGCCAACTGGGCCCTGCATTGGTTGAACACCAACGATTTCGTTGGCGATAACTGTTGGCATAACACGGCGGATAACTGGTAGGATAACACGGTTAAGTGTTGCTACGTTTCCGCTTGCTGTTGCGCCGGTTGATGCTGCCTCTGCGAGATACTTCTTAGTATTCTCTAGGACAACTGACATGCTGCTGCGACGTGAACCTTCAAGGCCCTCAAGTAGGGCGTCTTTGGTCTCATCCCAACGGCTTTCTAATAGTACATCTGACATTTTATGTCTCCTTTGGTACCTTACTTTAGGCCTGCCAACTGGCGTAGCTGAACAATATTACTATCATCCATTTTTTCTACAGCCGGTTGTGTTTTTGTTTGTTTATCCCCTGTTACCTCACGGCTCTCAGAAATTACTTCCTTGGTAGCCTTTGGTGCAGCACCGTCTAATACTGCGGGTAGATAACGATCGAAAGCATCTTGTAACTTACTTGTTTGTACGCTTTCTAGAAGGTCACGCATAATTGCGCCCTTATCTTTATTGAGCGTGTATAGAAGTTTGTCCATTGTTTCTTTGCGTGTAACGCTTTCTGTAATGGCTTCTACTTCACGCTCTTTACTCTCAATAATCTGCATCTTTTCTGCGTTTGCTGCTTGACTTTCAACTAGCTCTGCATCTTTTTCTTTAAGTGCAGCTTCTAGTTCACGAATTTCTTTGTTTTCGTTGAGATAGCTTCCGCTAAATTCACTTGCAAATGCTTCGAAGATCTTGCGTCCAAAGGTATTTTCTTTGGCAGCTTCGATATCCTCTTTGAGTTGAGATAGTTCTTTTTTTAGATTGTTAGCAACTGACTCCTGAACAACTTTTGCTGACCGCTCAATAAACTTATCTTTGAGGGTTGCAAACTGTTCACGAGCTTCTTTAACAAGACGTACTTTTGTTTCTACAACATCGTTACGATCTTCCTGGAAGTCTCCAATTTCTTTTGCTAGACTTTCAATAACGAACTTTTCAAGGTTTCCAACAGATGCGGCCTGTGCATTGCGGTCTTGAGTTAGTTCTTTAATTTCTTCTGCTAGCTTGGTTACTAGGAACTTGTCAAAAGTGCTTGATGTTTCTTGCATCTTAGCAACAAACTTAGCACGATCTTCTTGGATTGCTTTCTTTTCATAAGCAAACTCTTCAAGTTCTTTTGTGAGATTTTCAGTCACCATACGATCTAAGGCCTCAACCATAACGGATTTGTCATGCGCATATCGACGAGCAAACTCCTCACGGAGTTCTGCCCTAACCAGTTCACGAGTTTCTGTAAGTTTGGAGTTCCAGGCTTCCTGGATTTCTAACTTAGTTTCCTCATTAATTAGGTCACTATCTAAAAGTGGTTTGATAGTATCTAGCATTATAGTCTCCTAGATCTTTAAGTCCCTGATAAGACGAGTTACCTCATCCTTCAAGTATTTTTGCACTTTGTTGTTGCTCCCTGCTTCGCGAGCAATTTCTAATGCATTGTGCCCATTACGCATATTCAATAAGCCTTCATATATGGCTTTGGGATATGCATTCGGAGCACTTGGTTGTGCCACAACATCTACTGTGACAATTTCGAAACCAGATACGTTACCAGAAGATTCGTTGACTTCGCCACTTCCTCTACTGCTAACGCCTAGTTTAACACCACTCTCCATCATGGTCTTTACTAAAGTTCCCATTGGAGTAGGTAATACTTTTAATTTTCCAAAGCCGTTTGGGCCATCCATCCACATTTCAGTAATCATATGGCTGACGCGATCTAAATTAATTTTAAGATCGTCGGGATGATCAACTTCACCAAGCACACTATTGCCTGTTTTTATTTGATCATTGAGCTGTGTAACGGCATTGGAAATCTCAGAAACAGGGTAAACACGCTGGTTGGCGTTCTTTACCCCTCCCTGAATACAAATGCCCTTCATATAGAGGTCCTTGCCTTCATTGGCAGTCTCAGTTACGATCCCAGCTTGATCGAAAGTAAGGTGTTCTCTAAGATAGTTCATATTATTGCCTTATCTTACGCTTTGCTCATCGTTGCGCCTTTTGGGTCGGCTGCGTCTGTTTGTACGGCTGCTTTAGGTGCACTTCCGCCTGACTCTGCTGCTGAACCACTTGAGCTAGCTACTTTGCCGCCCATGTCATTCTTTTTAGCAACTGGGCCTGAGCTTGCATCGCCTTCTTCAGAAGTTGACGGAGCAGCAACTTTTTCAGTGTACTCACGTACAAAAGTTTCTTCCATGTCATCTTCTTCTTCTTCAGCGTCAACTTCCATATCCATGTCCATTTCGTCGTCCATTTCTGGCTCTTCATCGCCGTCCATGTCCATATCCATATCCATTTCTTCTTCGTCTCCGCCCATGATCTTCTCAAATTCTGCTTTGAGTTCGTCAAGTGCATCTTCGAGGTCAACAACGCGATCTTCAATTTCTTCGTCGTCATCGTGGGCTGCTTCAATGGCTAAGCCTTGTTCATCAGCTTCGATGTCGTCGATCATATCGTCTGCTGCATCTCCGCCTAATTCTTCATCAAAGTCACTCTCTTCAACTGCTTCGTCTTCAGCAACTTCTTCTTGCTCATCAACAATTTCATCGTCAATAAGGTTTTCGTAAATATCGCGGCTGCGCTCTACTACGATTTCGTGGAAAAGCTCTTGTGCTTTATCTGTATCTTCTGCAATTAGTAGCTCAATGAGCTGGTTAAATTTATCTGACATTTTACGACTCCTTCGTTTAAGGCAAATGTATAATTTTATTTATAGTTTATAAAAATTTTAGGGTAATATGCCCTGTTTTGGGCTCAAAAAATTTACTATACAAAGAATAATTGCTATTTTTGTTAAAAGTCAAAAAAAACCGCCCATCTTATTGCTAAGTGGACGAACATGTTGGCGCCTTAATCCCAACTTGCGAATTATTATAGTTATCTATTCAGCTGCTACAGGCACTGAGTATTGCTTTTTTATATTAGTTAATTCTTTAGCATATTCAGTAATTTTTACATCACTTAGCATACGCAATCGGTTTATCTGCTCTAGTGTAAGTCTGGTCTTACGAGTATCGGTTTTTTGTGCAACAGACATATCTTCCTTTGGGTGTACTTGCAAAGGATTCTGCTTTTTGTCCGATTCTATTAGGCTTTTTAATTTCATAGTATTATTTATGCTGGAACTTCAGTTGGCGGTGGTGTTCCTGGGATTGGGCTTTGTGCTGATCCGGTTGGACCTCCTGGTGCGCTAGCCCCTTCTCCTTCTGGCGCTTCTACGCCCTCTTCTCCACCACCCTCTTCTGGCACATCAGGCACAGCAAAGTTATCTAAATCACTTTCGATACCACCTGGTGTAATACCAACACTACGCATGTTTGGCGTGTCAGTTTCTGGTTCGTCATTTTCTTCAGCCCACTGTCGTGCGTTTTGTGCAAGTTCTTCTTCTGTTAGTCCTAGGTATCTCTCTAATAGGAAACGTTTACTAAAGTATGGATACGCTTCTAGTGCTGTAAATGTGCTAATCTTAGCATTATCTACTTCAGTTTCTCTGAACTTAGCAAAGTTTTGTGGAGGGTTAAGGCGTAATTCAAAACTTGAATTGTCTAATTCCAAACCTCTCCAACGCAAGAACATTTTGAACTCTCTGTCAAATGTCTTACTGACAAGACGCTGTAGTCTTTTACAGTATTCATTAAATCTATACTCTTGAATAAGAGCTGTACCTACCCTACCATCATTATATCCTGTGGCGCCTTCGTCTGGTCCTGTTGGCAAGTAACTGATTGGGATACGCAATCCTCTGAATAGTTTGTTAGTGAAGTATTTGAGATCATCAATCTCACCCAAATTAGTGCCGCCTGGTAGTGTTTCAACTTTTGAACCACGCCCTTCTGATGTTTGGGGGAAGAAGTAATCTTCGTTAGTTGATAGTGGATTATAGGTGGTATCCATAATATTAGTGCCACCACCTGTTGTGCTTGGAATTCGTCTTTGATGTATTTCATTTTTTACACGCTCAACAAAAGCCATGGCCATATGTGCTGGCATGTCACCAACATCAACATAGAACACACGGCGTTCTGGAGCACGTTGGATACGATAGATAATAATCGCATCTTCTAGTAATTCTTTTTGTTTGAAAACTTTGAATACGTTTTCTAGTATGCTGTTACCAAAGGGCCAGTTTGTGTCTAAACCTTCTGTGAGACTAGCATGTACAACGTGTTCTGAACCAATAGCTTTTTCGTTAATAGCATTATCAAATCTGCCGCCGCTCATAGAACCAGCACTGGTGTACACATTACTGGGCTGTACATATCCAGTCTGTTTGTGATCGCCCTGACGATGATAATCATCAGCATGTGTGGCTTGTGTAGCAGTTAAATTCTGGAAGTTTGGATTGATGTCTTTGACAACATACTGCTCTGGCTCTTTGCCTTCGCTCTCGTTTACAATAATCTTTGTAACTTTGGTCATGTCTACCCAGAACAGTTCAAATGTTTCTGGATCTCTAATAAACACTTGATCGCCATACTTGAGTGTGTTACGGAACATCTTAAACAGTCTTTGATTAAAGTCGTTAAGATTATTCCAGTTAATCAACTGCTTGCTTATTGTTTCTACTTCGTTTTGACTGGGCTCTTCATGAAAGTGAATATCCCATCCAGTGTTATTCTCGTCGTTTGACTGGGTACAAAACTCAGCAAGAATGTCCAGTGCGGCGTTGATTTCACTGTCGACATCCATGTTCTCATACTGGCTGTAACGCTCAATACGGTTTGGATGCCCAACATAAACTTCAGGCAACTGACTTGCATAGTTTCCGAACTTTACGTCACTATTACTGCTACTAGGTCCTGCATTTGATAGCGGACTCTGATTAACAACTTTAAAATGTTTTTTCCAACTCATAACTTATTATAACACCTTCTTACTATTTACCCTAATTTAACCTGTGTTCATTTTAACTTCATCAAGGGCTTCTAGTTGCCGCATACCAACACTATTAACACTTCTATCAATCATACTATTGCCTGCAGCAATTTGGCTTAGTAGTTCTCTGTCCTGACTAGATAGACTCACAACATTGGACGAACTAACTGGCACTGATTGTATTTGTTCCATAGCCGCATCTTCTGGTCCAGCACCACCAAATTTAGCCATTCGATCTGCAAGTCCATCTAGTGTGCCATCTCTAATTGCATTGGCATGGGCGGCAAGCATGTTGGACATTTGGTTTTCTGTTATGGCTGCAGGTGCGGCAGTACTCATTGCATGTGTACCAGTACTAGTTGGCAGTGTTAGTGTTCCTGTATTAACAGGGTTGATGGCATCTATCATGTCGCGATACAAACTACCAGAATTAATAGGATTACTTGATTGTGCGGTTCCATCACCACGACCACCACTTGATTGAGGAGTGGCACTAGTACCTGTTACTTGTCCATCTATATAATTAATTACTTCATTAACTTTTTCAACTAACGCCCCCGTTCCTTTCGCCGCGTTTGTCATCATACCCATTATAAATTGATTAGTTTTAATAACTCCTGAGCCTATAGGACCGCTGATAGCATCTGTCATAGCCATGCTTAGTTCTCGTGCCGCTTGTTGCATAATTGTTTGCTGATTAACCATAGCTGTTGTGACTTTACCAGCTTTCTCAAATATTTTTTCCTGATCAGCAATTATACGGTCAATTGTGCCTGATTCTACTTGTGTTGCTACTTTTTGCAATCCTAAATATGACTGTTCTAGCACAGTGCTTAAGGTTCCCATATTTACACCTGCTAGTGAAGCAGTGGATTGCAGCTCTGCCATCGCACCCTGCTCTCGTCTTAAAGCTTCTGGGTCAAGACCAGCAAGCATATCTGCAAAAGTTCTATTCGTTTCTCCCCCTGTTTGTTTAATTGTACCCACTTGATCCTTTAAAGCATTTGTTAATCCCGGCATCTGCGTTGTCAATAAAGCTCCTGCTTCAGACATTGCACCTCCACTTTTGTATATTTCCAGTGCAAGTTTTGCCATACCAGGTCCAAACTGTCCTTCTAATTGCTTGTATAAAGATGTCATTTGTGTACGTACTTTATCGTTCGCTCCAAACAAAGTCGCTTGGAGTGTAACATCTTTTTGGGCTGCCTTCATTTTTTCTCGTTCTTGCTGTAGTGTGGTTCCATTAATTTTAGCTAATTGGCCTTCTACATGTGCTCTTTTAAATGTTTCTCTGGCAATTAAATCTCCGCTTCGTGCAACTTCGTCAAAACTCATACCAGCCAACATAAGTCGCTCAATAGTTTCTGCAGTTCTCACACCCTGCTCTTCAAAACCTATTCCCATTCTTAACATAACTGGACCTGACTGATCCCTCACAATCTTATTAAGCCTTGCAAATTCCCTGGCGCCCTGATTTGTGCCGCCTCCAAAAAGTGACATCGAATCTGCGCTTTGTTGCATTACTTTTGTAAGCTGAGTCATACTAAGTCCTGCAGCATTGGAAATATCTCGCATGTTATCCATGCTGTAACCAAAATTAAAACCGCTCTGAGCAGCAGTATTATATGCATCAGCCTGCTTGGCCATTGCGCCACTTATTAGTCCTACGCCAGCTGTTAGTCCATTGGCAACTTTGCCAAGCATGCCTGGAAGAACTCGGGTCATTGATCCCGCTACCCGGTTAATTTCACCCATGGTTTGTGACACACTTTCGCCTGTGATACTGCCAAATCTGCTAGCAGACCGGGTCATGGAGTCCATTAGGCTGGACATGCCACGGCCAACCGCGGACATTCCGCTTGCGGTAGCAGCCACAGTCTCACTTAGTCCACCAAAACTACCTGATAGCTTGGTTATACTGCTTCCTGCTTGTCGTGAGCGTGAGTTAAGTGCTTGCACACCCTGACTATCAGCGGCGCCGCCATCACCAGATTGTGACTTAATGGCAGCTAAAATACTGCTAAGAGTGCTATCTTGAGCAGCATTATCTGCAACAACTGTTCCAACTCCTGGAATATCTACTGTGACTGCCAATTTTTAAATCCTAGTTATATACGCATATAAATACAACTACGGTATATATAATGTATTTACCACGGAGAATGACACAGTGAGCATAGAATCCCCCACACCAGAAGAACTAAAAGTTATGCAGGAGACTCTGCAACGAGCACAAATGCAACCACAGCAATCTGGTAATCCACTAAGTGGATATATGAGAACACCACAGATTTACCTTAGTTTACCCAGCAAGGGTAAATTTTGGAAACCTGGTAGCATTGATATGCCAGCTAATGGCGAACTACCAGTACTGGCAATGAGTACCAAAGACGAACTTATACTTAAAAGTCCTGATGCACTGATAAATGGCCAGGCAGTAGTAGACGTTATTGAGCATTGTATACCAAATATTAAAGATGCCTGGGAAATACCAGTGTGCGACTTTGATGTTATTCTCATAGGTATCCGTATTGCCAGTTATGGCGAGCAAATGGAATACATGAGTACGTGCCCAGAATGCAAGGAAACTAACGAGTATGAAATAGATCTACGCAGATTTATTGACATGACAGTAGACATATCTGGTTATGACCATATGACTGAATATCGAGATCTAAGAGTAAAACTTAAACCTACAACATATCGTGCAATTAATAGCAGTAACATGGAACAGTTTGAACAACAACGCATGCTTACAGTTGTAAATGCTACTGATTTAACTGAAGAAGAAAAACTCAAACAGTTTAACGAAGTTTTTTCCAAACTTACTGATCTAAACGTCCGACAGATGGCAGAAACTGTAGAGTATATTGAAATGCCAGATGGAACCCTGGTATCTGACAGATTTTTCCTTAATGAGTTTATAGAGGGTGCTGACAGGAAAATTATCGATGTTGTGCAAAAGCATCAGAAAGTAATCAACGACGGCGTGCCTGAAAAAAACATCCCCACACAGTGTCCTGACTGTCAGCACAGTTATACAACACCATTTACGTTTGACCAATCAAATTTTTTCGAATCCGTATCCTGACCTTGAGCTCTGACGAAATCCAGAAATTACTGGATGGTTATGATCAGGATACGAAGAAATTTAAGAAGAGGCTCTTGGAGGCATGCTGGTACATGCGGGGCGGTCTCAGTTACAGCGAGCTACTGAATCTAGGTGTAAACGATATTCCAATTATAGAAGAAATTATTAAAGATAATCTAGAAGTTACTAAAAAGAGCGGATTGCCGTTCTTCTAAGTGATCTGGGTGTTTTTATCATCACTTGTCACGTACTCTTCAGCACGTAAAGTAAGTTTATTACCTATGCTATGTGGTTTTAAGGCAGCATCACCTTTGATATACGTGAGTTCCACCTTATCAAATAAATCAAATTTGAATCCCAAGTCCTGGATTTTGTCAACAAATTCAATAAAAGCACTTTCAGCTTCGCTTTTTGTCCTTTTATCTATAGCATCCATATATATATTCCTTTTTAGGTTTAGTATTTACACCTGGATAATACACTTATTATAACTTACTATATAATTCTGTCAACCTAAACGGATGAACTACGTTCATCCAAACACTTCACTAACGTTCCGTGTTTGATCTCTTAATAACTTGATCTCTTATAATTTGATATTACCAAAGTGTTTCAGTCAGACGGAACCAATCCAAGGTTCCGTCGATTCTGGTGACATTACCGTCGTTTATCCAGCATCCGGAAGTAGGTATTTTTGGCTACTCTATGGGCTCTGACCTTTCCCAACCTACGTCGATATCACGTATTTCTACGCTATCCCCAGCCTCGTTCCTAGTGCTAAAGGGTTTTCTAGAGTAATTTTTGCCCGCAACTCGCCAGTTCCAACCGCAGAAGCAGTCTCAAGGCGTTGATTCAGGGTTGCTATGTAAGCCTATTTGTTAGATTCTGTAAGTATTTTTTGACTCTGATGAACACGAACACGTATATGCCCGTTATACCATTCATCTGATTCTAAAACACGGTGCCTAAATTGTTCTCTTGCTTCAATGTAACTACACTCTCCCTTGCTGTAACAATAGTAGAGTATCTCACGTTTAAAGCAGCTTTTGCCGAGTGCTTCGATGTCTGCCGTTAGTGCGTCTGATGAGCCATAATAATCACGCCAGTCTGATTCCACAGTAGTGCGCCGTTTGTTTTTTCTGCCTTTGAGGGGTGGTTTAGATCGCCTAAATCGTGCCAGTTTTTTGCCAATGTATCGTCTGTTATTTGTAGTGTTAGTAATCAAGTAGACAAAACCTACTATGTCTTCTGGTAATTCGTCTACTGGTTGATCCTTGTATAACCACTTCATGTTTATTATATATCCAGGAGCTACCAACTGGTTGCATATTCCTGATTCACAATTCTACCTCACGCTGCCATTGATTTTTAAAACTATTTTCCACTGCACTACATGTTCTTTTGCAAGTTGGATTGGGTGTATCAGTATTCCATGTTGCTTGCACATCTGCCATTTGTAATGTATTATTTAAATTATTGCCTAACCAACAGCAAGGATGTGCATCTCCAGTTGCACTTATATACACACTTGATTCTTGTAAAGCCATACAGTTGATACTGCCCTGTTCTATTTTAGGATTTTCATAACCATCTGGAAATTCCAAACCATCTATAAAGGCTCGTTTACTTACTTTTGCTCTAAACCAGGCAAACCCTAGCGTTTTTGCCAATTCCATACACTCATCAACCTGATGCTGATTGTGTTTGTAAACTAACATGTCCCAGTGAGCTTCCCCCCCAGCGTTGATATAACTTGTACAGTTGTCAATTAATTTTTTCCAGATAACATTACGTCTGTAGATATGATTTGTGTCTTCTAATCCATCTATACTAAAAACCACATAGTCTGTAGGCATTGTAAAAATACCAGCAAGCTCTTTCCACCAATTAGTGGACTGTATAGCACCGTTGGTGTTCATTCCTAATGTAATGTTTGGATTTACGCTCCTAAAGTAACGATAAATTTCCAGTGTGTTGGCACCTGCAGCAGGATCCCCATAATTGCCGCACATAAACATTTTATCCAAACTCTGGATATCAGTGCTACTTAACTTTGCTTGTATCTGGTCTACAGTTAAATGATTGTGCAAGTCTGTAAATAGTGGATTTGTAGATCTACTACACAGTGGACATTTGGCTTGACATACGTCAGTTGGCTCTAAATGAAGTACTTTATACAACTTCTACGTCCGTGTCATAACTGGTGTAGCCATTCTCTTTTACAACTTTAAGCAGGTTGTTAACTCTGCCTGTAAGCTCATCCTTGTGACTAACAAGCCAAATACTCTTGTTGCGGTCTCTTGCCATCCGTTTAAGTACTGCTAGTGCACTCTCGACTCCACTAACGTCCATTCCACTGTCAACAACTTCGTCAATAAACAACAAGTTGATAGGATGATATAGGCTTTCCCAAACGTCTCGGAACGCCCAACTTAAACTTAAAATAAGTCTATTACGCTCTCCTCTACTAAGGTTGTCAAAGTCTAGATCCCGCCCCAGTTCCTGTATTTCTACGCCTAGGTCGTTCATAAAACGAACTGAATGAGGCAATCCCATCTTGTCAAGATAATGAGTTAATCGAGCATTCAAGAACTGCAAGTTCTGATCAATAATACGTTTGCGTATGAAACTATCTTTATTAGTTAATAATTTTAATAAGAAGTCCTGGTGATCGCGTATACGTACTAGTTCGTTAACTGTATTCCAGTCAACAGGCTCAACACCAGTTTGTGTCATCTCCACGATTTGTTCTGCGTATGGATCGACTTCATTACTGCGATTTTCTAGCTCTTTTGCTAAACTATCCAAACTACTACGGTGGTTATATGCATCATCAATTGTATCATAAAATACTTTTGGAGCAACTCCCAACACACCTTCACTTAATATTTCTAAATGATCCGCACGTTGCGTTTCATTAGCAAGTATAGACATAGTTGCTTCTTGTCTAGTAGTTGCTTTACTAGCCAAAATTTCTTCCTGCTTGCCGTCGTGAATTTCCTGACCACAGGTACTGCATTTATGTTCTTCAAGTAGTGCAATTTCTTTATCTAGACGTAGGATTAACTTTTCTTGCTTGGTATTATCAGTGTCAATTCCAACAATCCAACGCTCTGCTTCTTCTCGCCGTTTCCTTTGTGCATAAAAATCTTCTAGTAGTTTATGATTAGCAAGCTCGCTATCAATATCAATGTGTGCTAGATCCTCAATGCCAGACTTTAGTTTTTTTACGTCCTCGTCACGTTTAGCATGCCAGAGACGCTGACGTTTCTTTAGACTGTCAATCTGCTCTTCAACTCGCTTGTTTGCGTCTTCAACTGCCTTAACACGATACTCTTCTTCAGTAATCATGTCCTTTGTTTTTTTATTCAGATCTTTAAGTGCATCTGCTTTTTCACTTAACATAGTGATACCCAGCATCTGTTCAATTATATCACGCTGATCATTTGCACTTAAACTAAGGAATGGTTGCGTATAAGTGTTAAGCGCAACCAGATGCTTAAACATCTCATGACTCATGTGCAACAATTTGTCAATATAGTGTTGCGTTTCTCTACTGTCGCCTTGTTGTTCTTCAGTTTCAACTTCGCCAACCATAAACTTGAGTACGTTGGGCCGACGGCCACGTTCAATACGATACGTAATGCCGTGTAACTCAAAGTCAACAGTAACCATCATAGACTTGCCGTTGGTCTTATTAACTAGGTTATCTTTTTTAATATTAGTTAATGCTTGACCGTAGAGAGCATAACTGAGTGCGTTGATGATTGTGGTTTTACCCGTGCCATTTCTGGCGCCTAAGTCGTCACCTCCTTGATCTAAGTTTTCACCCAGCACCAGAGTTAAGTCTCTACGGTCAAAGTCTACAGCCTGAGTTTGATTGCCCACGCTCATAAAATTCTTTACGGTTAGTGTATTAAGTTTAAACAAGTTTCAATTTCTTTCGTGTGTTTGAACCATTCTCTATAGTCGTACGGAGGTATTTCTTTAATATTATACTTTCTTTCGAGCCAAAAGAGCAAGTATCCTTGATCATGCAAACTATAATCGTCTAACTCAACATGATTTTTCGTTTCTAATGCGTCCTTTACTATATTAACTAGTTCCTCGGCTTTATAATATTTGTTGTTTGATTCTAAGAATCCGTTGTGAAGCTCGTATGCTTTGTCTTTATCGTAAGAACCAACTACTGTTGACAACTGCTCTAACACTTTATCAAAGTTTACAAACAAATCACTTATGTTAATGTTAGTACACTCGTCTAACGGTTTAAAGTTATTAATATAGTAGTCGTTGTTTTCTTCGCCATAGTGATACATTAGCGTGTACTGTTCTCTTTTTTCCCACCACTCACCATCAAATATAAATTGTTTTCCTTGTGCTTTATATTTGCAGGTTTGTGTTACAATACTTTTACTTTGCTCGTCAATACACATCCTAATTATAGGACTGTTTGGAAATCTTTCAGTTATGGGTTCTATGTAATCTTTATCAATGCCGCTGTCCACTAGCAATATATCATCTCTAAAAAGTTTTATATTATCCTCATAATGAGTCCAAGTTGATTTTGGAAAGTCGTGGCTGTTACCATTTGCGCTGAATTTAAAATCTTTATCCGGAGTATCTATAGCATTAAAACATATGCTAAGGAGTACGTTGATAAAGTTTCCAAATCCACCACTTGGATAATGTATAATAATAGGCTTTATCATAGGTTTCGGTAAATGTCTAACATAAGACTTTTGTCATACTGCGGACTGTCTAGTTGTGTGAGATGTGATGTAACAATACTGTCCACACTTTCAAAGTTAACTTCTCCTTGAAAACTCTGAGCATGCTCTTCTGAGCCTACCCTGGGGATAATACTAAGTTCTCGTAATCCAAATTCTGGAATAAATTGTTCCTTAATAAAATTTGCTTCTTCATAACTAATGTCAACGTCTAGTTCAACACGACAATACATGTTTGGCTTCAAAACAGTGTCTGTATTTTCAAGTACATCACTTAATAAAAAGCGACGATACTTTGGGGCGTCGGGCCATTCAATATATTCAGGCTCACCGCCCCAGTCTAGCACCATCGCGCCGCGAGCGTCATCACCAGCATCCGCGTAGTTGTGTGGGAAACTATTACCAATGTATGTAATATTTTTTGCTGTTTGGCGTTTATGGAAGTGACCAGTAAACACCGTTTCACTTTTTAAATCCTCACGCCGTAAATCACCAACATCAGGCATGCGCACCATTGCGTTCATATAAAAGCTAGGCAATTCTAAATGCCCAAACATGTATTTGCATTCAATTTTAGATACCTGAGCAAACTCTTTGCCAACCAGCCAGGGCATAACACAAACATCACCTTCCTGCGTAATGTCGTCAAATAAGCGCACGTTATCATATTTTTTAAGCCACGCTATACTATTCATCTCCCTGGTGTCACGATAATATTCATCGTGATTGCCAGGCAAGAATACCACCTGCGTAAACGCTTCACTAAGTTTGTCAAATGCTTGTATACTATAGTTAAGCGTACTAATATTGATACTGGCACGGTTATGATGCCAGTCTCCTAGAAAAACACATGTCTCTGCTTGTTTAAGTTTTCCTTGTTCAATAACAAAGTCAATAAAATCTAAACAATCTTGATTGTGTGTTTTACTATTTGACTTTAGGCCAAAGTGAATATCCGTAAAGAATATTGCCTTTTTAAATAAGTTCATTTAGTTGCGTTCTCCGAGAAACTATTATCTGTAGAGGATTTTACACCAATGGATATTTGTTCCGCTGTAAAGGAAGTTGGACAAAATTTGCATTGCTCAATAGGATTGTTAATGTTGTCAATAAAGTTGTTGAACTCAGTATCATTACAATCATGGCTAAGAGGTTTGTAGCTATTAAGTATTATATAATCTTCTGCGCTGATGTCGATATTTTTTAATTGGTCTATTGCTGTAGGCAATGAATACGGAATATTACACTTGTATAGTTCTCCGGCTATAAAATGATGGCAAGTTTTGCTATAACAGACATCATGTGCAAGATCCGGATCGCTAGTGGAATCTACGTATAACGAACCATCTGCTCGCGCTTTCAACGCAGTGTTGTTAAACGACCAACTTTTAACAAGTTTGTACCAAATTTCACCATCAACTTTATATAAAATTTGTTGGTAAAAGTTTTTTAGATTAATTCCAATACCATCTAGCTCATCAGAGATCCATTCGTGGTTAGTGGGATTTGTAATATCTACAACTTGATCAGGCCAATCCTCGCCTTTTATAATATTATAATTTGTATTCCATTCTGTGATATCAAATTCTATCTCATAATTACAATCAGGCAAAAAGTTTATAATATCCTGATGCATAGTATCCCAATAGTTAATATCATGACAGGACAGGTGTATCCAAACTCTGCCCTTATATTTTTGGAGTACTTCTAATAATTGTGTATCCTTACGTCTGCTCCCATTTGTGGTTATTTCAATTATAGCATTAGGCCAAAGTTCAGCAACTCCGTGTACCCAATTATAGAGTTCCGGATTTAAAAAAGGTTCTCCTCCTAGTATTGCTATAGTGTTAATATCCAATCTATCTGCAAAATTTGCATAGGCAACCTTGCAGTCTTGCCATTTCTGAAAACCTTTTAGATTATAGTTGTTAAATCTATTACAATTACCACATGTATAATTACATACATTTGTTATATAAAACTCTGCATACGGAAGTGTGGGCTTATGATTTTGCATCATTGTTCTGAAACTGTCGGGTATAACTGGGATTCAGTCCATTCTGTTCCAGTATGTCGTCTCTGATATTTTGACCCTTCTTTTCCAGGTTAAGCACTCTGGTAAAACTGTTGGTGATTGTTGCAGTGTAGTAAGCAAAAGGATTGTCACTTTTGTCTTCATTAAACTGTAATCCCATATAGCACAACTGAGCTATAGCAGTGCCCTGCATTTCATCATTGTAGGTGTAGTTGCGCCAGTTGTATCTGGTACCATACCTCTCCACAAGTTTTAGGAACATCATTGCCAGGTTTTTTGTTATCTCACCACCTTCTGTGGTAAAGTGTCCGTTCTCCATCCCACCAGTCCAGTGGCTTTTGCCCACACATATTAGTTCGTCGTTTTCGTCAAATCTAAAATGCTGATAGGGAGGAAAGTTGAGTTTAACATGATGATCCATTACTGTTTTAGGATTCTTTTTTCTACCAGGCTCAAGTGGAATATGGTCGTAGGACATAATTCTAAATACTAGATCATACTTGTCTATTTTTTTCCAGTCGATTGCAAACTGTGCTTGTTTTACCTGTTGGCCTTGCAGCACAGCTTCTTCATAAGCCTGTTTGCCCAGTCTATCGGCACGATTACGTTTGGCCTGTGCAACTGTACGTATGTTTACACGCTCTAAACTAGGTAGAATAATGTCATACTGATTATCGTTATCAGGGTCTACGTAGCTGCTAAAGGAATTTTTGGACTTGTGTATTTCCTTTAACAGGTCTTTGTTATTAAGATACTTTTTACGTCGCATGTTAATCCTTTATAATATACTACTATTATACTGTCTATAAATACAAATAGCAAATTATAAAAGGTATATAATGGCAAATTTATTTGATAATTTAGGTAGCAAGATATTTAGTAGATCAACAAGAATTGTTGATGAAGGGCTAAATCGTGCTATTCCTGGTGATAATTTTATTGCAAAAAGTGCCAGGTCCATTATAGGAAGTCAAGCGGAGAGGTTACTTTCCAATGCGTTAAACCCAGGTGGTGCTAGTTCCAGGGGCAACACACAAGCAAACGTAAGTTTTAATGCTGAAAATGACATACGTGCAAGACTTGCACTAAGTCCACAGAGTGGGCCATTATTTTATAAAGATGGCAGTAATCAACTTATGGCACCACTTGGACAAACAGATGGTGTGGTTTGGCCATATACACCAAATATAAACGTTAGTTACAGTGCAAGTTATGCCGGACAGAACCCTAGTCACACAAACTATACACAACAGAGCTATGGAATGAGCTCAGTTGATCAAATTAGTGTTGTAGGTCAATTTACAGCAAATAACCAAGACGAAGCCAGATACTTGCTGGCTACACTCTGGTTCTTAAAGAGTGCAACCAAAAGTTTTTACGGCGCCGACCAAAACAGAGGCACGCCGCCGCCGGTGCTAAGATTTAGTGCGCATGGGGTCCACATGTTTAAGAGCGTGCCAGTTGTAATTACAAACACAGTACAGGATTTTGAAAGCAACGTTGACTACATCGATACACCACTGCAACCAGGCAGCGGATCAATTGGTAATATGACACGAGTGCCTACACTTATAACAATTAACGTTACACTACAGCCGGTTGTTAGTCGCAGTGCGCAACAACGATTTAGTTTGGAAAACTATGCCAAAGGTAGATTGGTTGGTGGTAGCAGAGGACTAGGAGGTACTCCATAATGGCAACGGTTGAATACGAGCAAGATAGTCCTTATGCAAACACAGAAATGCACGGCAACTATTTGGATGTCATGACTTTTAGGCCTATCCCAAAATTAGACGATGATGTAATTTTTACTATTACTCAAACATATAAAAATCGGCCAGACTTACTTGCTGCTGACCTGTACAATAACTCCAATCTCTGGTGGGTATTTCAGATACGTAATCCTAATACTCTACTAGATCCAATATATGATTTTGAAGTTGGACTTAAAATTTATATTCCAAAGCAAGAGACACTAGAAAAAGCACTGGGGATTTAATATGGTTGGTACACCAGACCTAAGAGACTTTTTGGGCGTACCGTTTGATCAGATACCCAAGGCGGTTCTCGACGCTGCTGAAGAAGCTGGTACAATTACAGATTTCGCTGTTAATGACATTTCTGGCCACCCTAACCAAGGGCAACTAGAACCACTTTCAATTAACTTGGGTGGTGGAGAGCCGCCGTCTCCACCACCAGTTCAAACTATCCCCCCACAAGTTAATAATACGGCACAACCTGGGGGTGATGAAAATATTGTCACAGTACCACCTAATTCTCCTATACCTAACACTAATGACAATGACACTATTAACATTGATGACGATGAGATAGGATCACCTAACACTATTGGAACGCCTAGAACGCCAGTACAATCTGGAGGTCCTGGCGGAGAATTTGACACAAATCCAAGTCAAACTGAATTAAGTGAATCCTTTTCAGTAGACGAGGGCGACGAATCTCCCACTAATAGTAGTAGTAGTAGTAGTAGTAGTAGTAACAAGCCTGGAACCACAGTACAATCTGCTAAATCAGCTGCAAGTAAAAAAACCAGAGGCAAAGGCGCTGGACTACAAGCAGACTTAAATGTAAAAATTGATCCTAGACCAAATGAGCTAGACAATTTTAGTAGTTACACATATAACGTTGCACTCTATATGCTAAAACCGAAAGATTACGTAAAAATGCTGAAAGCGCCTAAAAATGTAGCGCAAGCAGCCAAGGCCTTGCTTATGCGGCAAGGCGGTACTGGAGGAGATAGAGAACTAGCTGAAGAATTTCAGAACACTGAGTTTTTTATTGACGACTTAACTTTTGATAACATTGGATCAAATCCTAGTACACGTACTGGCAACACAAATGCAATTAATATCAAGTTTGCAATTGTAGAACCAAATGGGTGTACACTTATAGAAAGATTAAAGAAACAAAGTGAGCTTAGTTTAGAAGAAGAGCAGAGTTACTTACACACACCCTACTTGTTAGAAGTAAAGTTTAAAGGATATGACGAGCTAGGCAAGCCAAGTAATAATGTAGTAACGCCTAAATATATACCTATTAAAATGCAGAAGCTGTCGTTTAGTATAGACGCTACAGGAACAAATTATAGGGTTATTGCTGTGCCCTACCATCATGATGTGTTTAGTTCATTACGTGCTACCATTCCCGTAAACGTACAGGTAAGTGCTGGTAGTGTAGGAGATATTTTGGCTGGTGCTGCACAAGCATTTAAAACAGAAACCACTAGAATACCAGACGACAGTGAAGATGCAACTGATGAAGATTTTATTACACAAACAAAAGACGTATTGGGAGAAAAAGCAATTAGTTTGCCTGAGGCTGTAAACAATCACTATAAAGCACAAACTAGGCCAAGCAAAGTAAAAGATCCCAAAACCAAAAAAGAAGTAACTGTTCCAGCAAGTGCTGAAATAGCAGAAAGATGGGTATTTAATGTTGCTGATGATATAATGGACAGCAAACTAATAGGCTCGAGCATAGACGCCCTTAACACAACACAAAAAACTAAAAATGTTTATCAGCAGTATGGCAGTGTAATGAAAGGCAAGGTAAATCTTACAAAAGATAAAAAACTATTTAAAATTAATGCTGGAACCAGTGTTGTTAACCTAATTAACTATATTATTGTAGCAAGCTCTTATTTAAAAGATAATATTAAGCCGCTTAACCAGGCCGCAGCTAACAAAACTGAAACTGACACTCCTATAAAATGGTTTAAAGTTAATCCTCAAATTACAGACTTTATAGGCTGGGATAAAAAACAAGGAAAGTATAAGTTTGAGATTACTTGGACAGTGCAAACAGCTGGTGTATTTTACAACGACTATCCCTGGGCACCAAATACAAAGCCCAAAGGAGAAGGCGTTCATAAAATCTATGACTACATCTTTACAGGTGAAAACAAGCATGTTCTAAACTGTAGACTGGACTTTAACATGGCATACTATCAAGCAGTTCAAATGGGCACAGGTAATCCTGTAAGCGACAAGACTCCTAATACTCTGAGTCCACAAATTAAAGAAGTACCACAAAGTCCTCATGGACAAAATATTGCCAACGATGAGACAGTTGAAGACAAACGTGCTAAAGATCTTATGGGTACTATTCTCGATGATGGTACTGATATGCAGATGCTTAATCTAGATATAATTGGTGATCCTGCTTTCCTGCCCACCGGCGACAGTTTTTTTCAAGCACAGGGAAATGATAACACAGTTTACAGTACTCCTTTTATGCCAGATGGCACAATTAATTATGATCTAACCCCTCCTTATATTCAACTAAATTTTAAAACACCAACTGATTATGATGATTTAACTGGGTTTGCTGATCCTAATATTAATAAAAAATACGGAACATCAGAGTTTAATGGAGTATATCAGGTTCATAAAATAAGCAACTCAATGAGTGGGGGAGTATTTACTCAAAGTATTAGCGCAACACGAACTAAAATGCAACCTATTGCCGGAAAGATTGCTAGAAGTAAAGAAAGCCTTGAAAACAGAGAGCGTAAACAGTTTGCACTTGACACTCAAAACCAATCTCTGTTAACATTGTTACCATTACTAGGTGGTGCGACATCAGGATTAATCCCAAATGGAATTTCTGCAAAACTAACTAACGCTGCAAATAGTTCAATAACTAATATTGCAACTAATGCCATTCCAAAACTAGGTCAGGAATTAAATCAGACTGCAACTAACGTTGTGTCTGAAATACAACAAGCAGGCAATCAGATGCGAGACTTTTTTAACACGCAATTTACTGAGAGAGATGCAACCGAAACAGACACCCAATCGGGATTCGATGATGATAATATTGGACTATAAGGAGTAATCAATGCCAACTAATACAAGAGGTGGCGCTAAAGGCGGTGACCAGGACTTTAAAACACAAGATGTCCGGGGCGTACGGGAAGACAAAGGTGTTGTTATTGGTGTTGTTAAAGTAAACAGCCACCCCACTCGTTCTGGCACAATGATGGTTTTTGTGCCTACCTTTAGTGATCAAGCAAGAGAAGAAGATAAAACTCAATGGCGTAGTGTAAAGTACGCCACGCCTTTTTATAGTCGCACTTCACAAACCAATTCCAATGGTAAAACAATCGACGCTACTGGTGACACCGTAGAAGCAGTTAAAAACACAAGTGGGTTTGTATTTCCAGCACCAGATGTTGGAAGTAGAGTACTGTGTGTTTTTCCAGAAGGCAGAAATGCTGATGGTTATTATTTTGCTTGTGCGCCTGATGTCTATATGATACAAAGCCTACCTGAAAGTAGCGCAAGTAAGAACTTTACAAAAAATCCTAATTTAGTTAGACACGACAAGGCACCAACGCTGGAGTTTAACGATACTGATAATGATGTTGGTAAGATTACTAACTTTTTAACACCCAAACGTGCGCTTGATACCCATACTGCTGGCTTCCTAAAAGCTCAGGGACTGGACCAGGACGAAATACGTGGACTTACCAGTAGTAGTTACACCAGAGAAACTCCTAGTGAAGTTATAGGTATCAGTACAAAAGGCCGTAGGTTACTGCCAGGCGGACAAAAAATTGAATCCAAACCTAGTATTAATAAAGCATTAAATGAAGGAGGCACACTATCAGAGATAGATGCAAAGGGCGTAGAAGCAAGACATGCTCGTGCCAAAGGTCACGCTCTTGTAATGGACGACGGAGATATAGAAGGCAACAATTCTCTTATGCGTTTCCGTACAGCCGCCGGCCACCAAATACTGTTACATGATACTGAAGATTTAATCTACATTGCTAATAGTAAAGGTACCAGCTGGATACAAATTGACGGACAGGGCCAGCTGGACATTTACAGTCAGACTAATATAAATTTACGAAGTAGAAATATTAACATGCATGCAGACCAAAATATTAAAATGCATGCAGGCCAAACTGTACAGATAGTAGCAGGTGCTAACCTACACCTGGAAGGCACTAGTATGGCAAACCTATACAGTGACAAGGGAGCCACATTTATTCATGGCGGTTCTGCCGTTCATGTAAAAAGTGGCGGTGGTGTAAACATACAAGCAAGCAGCGGTATGAATCTAAAAGCAGGAGCCACTATTGCTATACAAGGCAGTTGTGTTGCGCTACAAAGTTCGGCTGCTGGTGCTGGAAAGCAAAAAAAAGCAGTACAATTGACCCTAGAAGATACTACGCCTGACACCAAAGGATTTTATAATAGTGGCAAAGAATTGCCAACCACTGTAGACAGAGTTCCTACTCATGAGCCTTATAAAAGCCATAACGTAGCAACGCCTCCATCTGTTTACGAGGCTGCTAATATTGACGATATAAAAAGCGGTGCAGATCTAACACCAGCTATACCAAAAGGCAAAGAGAAATTAGGCAAGACTGGTATAGAGCGAGCACTGGCCAATACAAACGACAAACTAATTCCAGCACTTAGTATAGTTCAACAAAATGCGGCTGGAATAGCAATGGGAAATCTTAACAGCAAAGTAACACGTAACCTGGCAGCAGGAGTAACCAATTTAGCTGGAAGCGGTGGGATGTCTAATTTTGTAAACAGTGTAACAGGCGCAGTTGGCAAATTTGGGGCAACTGTTGAAAATTTACAAAAAAATGGATTTGTTCGTCCTGAAGCACTATTTAACGGTCAATTGACAGATAGTAAGTTGTGGACTGGCAAAGATGGTATCAGTAGTGTAAGTAATTTTTTAAGCAATGATTTTACTCAAGAAAATATGTTTTATGCTGATACATTTAACAGTATGCAGGATGCATACAACAGCGGTGCTATTGACGAGTTTGACGATGAAGACACAATCGCAGGTATGACACTGGTAACATATGCCAGCGGCGATGCTGGCATTGCAGCAGATTATAGACAAGGAAACTATATTGATCCTAGGCCGCTAGCAGGTACTACTATAGTGCCGGATAATAATGATATGACTAGCTATTACGACGACTATTTTCACACTGGTGTTGCAGCAAGTAAACAAAGCAGTACTGAAGATGGTCTGGGTTACAGTTCAGGCTGGTATGAAAATATTAGTGGAGACGATAGTGCTACAGGTGCAAGAACAGTAGTAACACGTGACCCAGGGAAAAATGAAACTACTACAAAAGTTACAACTAGCGGAGGCACTACAACTCAGACAATAAAAACTGTATCTGGTGGCGGATCAATTACTCGAACGGCCGATGCCGCAAGTAGAGCTAGAGACGAAGCACAGTTAGCGTCTGAAAGAATAGCAGACGAAAACAGAAGAAAACAAATTGCTAGAATAAAAGCAGAGACTGGGTTAAGTGGATCCGCCCTATTAAAAGAAGTACGACGCAGAGAAAATAATGGCACATTATAAGATATGGGTATGTAACGGGTAAATACGGTATGGCATTATACAAAGGATATAGTACACTAAACAGTGAGTTTACTGGCAGTAAACTTGAAGATATAGAGTTGATTAAACGTGACTTGCTGAATAATTTTGGCATTCGGCGCGGTGAAAAACTAATGAATGCAAACTTTGGTACTAGTATTCAAGATATTATTATGGATCCACTAACAGAAGACACTAAAAATTTAATATTAGACGAAATTCAACAAGTAATCGACTACGATCCCAGGGTAGAACTACAGGAACTTATTGTGGACGAGTTACCACAAGGAAATGGTATCGGTGCCCAAGTAAGTTTATTATATGTTCAACAAAATCAAACAGAAACTATGCTTGTTAAGTTTTTGAATGTAGACGGAGTAATGAATACTTCCAGTGAGATTTTATAATATT